GGAAGATTTGATTGAAGATTGTGCGAATGGCCGAATATCCAACGTTGTGTTCGTTGACACACTGAAAGATGAACGTCGCGACATTGTTAAAGTTGATGTTGGTAAAACTCGCGTTTTCTCCGCTGGTCCGCAACATTTTGTTGTCGCGTTCCGTCAATATTTTCTCCCTTTCGCCGCGTGGTTGATGCACAATCGCATTGACAATGAAATAGCCGTTGGAACCAATGTTTATTCTCCAGATTGGGAAAGGATAGCAAAACGAATGAAGACGAAAGGTAGTCATGTGATTGCTGGTGACTTTGGAAACTTCGATGGTTCTTTAGTCGCACAAATTTTGTGGGCAATCTTTTGGGAAATATTTGTAACATGGCTCTCTCAATTCATTGATTTTGAAACCCCAGTTGGAGAAAGGACTATTCGCGTTTGTTTAGGCTTATGGTCACATTTAGTACATTCTGTGCATATTTATGACGATAACGTTTATATGTGGACACACTCTCAGCCATCTGGTAATCCGTTCACTGTTATAATCAATTGCTTGTATAATTCCATTATTATGCGTCTGTCTTGGATTCGTGTTATGGAGAAATTCCAACCACGCCTTCGCTCTATGAAATGGTTTAATGAATACGTTGCCCTAATAACTTACGGAGACGATAATGTGCTAAATATTGATGCCAAGGTTGTGCAATGGTATAATCAAGTAACCATAAGTGAAGTCATGGCTGAAATGAAACATGAATACACAGACGAAGCTAAAACTGGTGAGATTGTCAAAACCCGGAAATTAGAAGATATTCTCTTTCTTAAACGGAAATTCAGATTTTGCCCAGAATTGGTACGTACTGTTGCTCCGCTTAAGATTGAAGTGATTTATGAAATGTTGAACTGGACCCGGAAATGTGCTGATCCAAATGTCATACTGATGACAAATATTGAAATGGCTTTTCGAGAAATTGTTCTTCACGGGCGTGAAGAATACGATAAACTGCGTAAAGCAATTACAGGTTTGAAGGTACCTGGGGATTTACCCGAAAATCCTTTAATTCTGCCATACGAGGATTATTTGCATGATGTTAAGCACCTTGCGGATCCTATGTATGATTTTTGACTAAGATGTGATCTTGTGTTGTTATACAAATGCGAGAGGTTAATAAAAACAACATATTGCTATCTTAGAATATGGGTGGGCTATTTAGTCTTACTTACCCAGGATGCCCAGCAGCGTTCCTGTAATATCCAGGGTATCCTCTCTGCTTTCTATATGTTTAGGTTGACGATAGAATTAAGCAATAGACCTGCTAACTTTCAAACAAACAATAACAATATTGAAGATGAAGATCGGAAAATTACTTCCGAGCAGAAGGAGATTGTACACTTTTCTA